TGACCATACAAATTGTTCAGACGATATTAGTTCTGGTTTATATTCCTTCCAGAACTCTGCAAATTTTAATATCATCTCCCAAACTATCTGAGAGTATTTAGCATTACCGTAATCATCCATCCAGGAGATCTCTTCTCCTTCTACTAATTTTTCAGCAGCTTCATGTACTTGAGTACCTTCTTTACCTGCTCGTCTCATTATAAGATCAGCGTTATGCCCAACGTCTTTGAGCCATGACTCGAAAAACTTATTTTTGGGCATATATTGGAGTATAGTGGTTACGGACGGGTAGTATACTCCTTCGCTTCTCTTATAAACTCTCCTATCTAGAAAGTTTATTTGTTTTAACTCTGGATTAAAATCCAGCCTCTTTTTTTCATTCTGCTTGAGAATGTTCATTCCTTGTTTGATCATAGATCTAATTTGTGCACCATAAGACTAGATAAGTCTAACTCTTGTGCTGATTGGATATGTTTAGTAAATGATGTAAAACCCATTTCGGAAGGGTCTTTTTCTTTCATCTCTACTAGGTAAACTCGCTTACCTTGGTTAAGTAATTTTTCTGATATTTGTAGAGCTCTATTTCTAGCATCTGAATCTAGAGCAACATATACGTCGGATGTTGAGCTCATTAATATTTTCTTGTATAACGATTGCGCCATATTTTTACCTAATAAAGGTATAGCATTACGTCTTATAGCCATTGCATCAAATACTCCTTCACATATTACTATAGGAGCATTCCAGTTAATAAGGTTTTCGAAAAAGACTATGTCTTTAGATACTTCAGGATTCTTGTATTTGAAGTAGTTTCCATCGTAAGTTCTTGCAATAAAAAAATTGAGTTGATTGGATTCAGAATAACTTGGTATAATAATTCGTCCTCCATAGTCTCCAGATGTGCAGTACCCAATTTGGTATTTAATAAAATCATTGTCGCAAAGTCCTCGTTCATATAAATACTTCTTTACATTGTTAGCAATAACTGATGTTGTAGAGGCATCAGATAGTAGCTGATACTCTTTAGGTATCTCTAATATAGATATCCCCTTATACTCTATTTGTGATCCTTTTGGTAGGTATTTTAATATTTCATTTGATTGAGCTTTGGGTGTTTTGAGCTGAAATAATAAAGATCTTATAGTTGTACCTTTAGTTTCACATACCCAACATTCCCATGGATTCTTTCCATTTTCATTAGTAGCCATGTTGATTTCTAGCTTTGGCTTCCTATGATTACAGAAAGGACAATGAAAAGCGTGATTGCCTCTAGCCTTCTTGTGGCTTTTGCCCAATAAATTTTCAATTGATCCTAAAAGGAAAGTATAGTCCATAACCCAGTCCGTTATCTTTACTATAAGATAAGAACTTTTATTCGACTATGCAACTAATTAGATGGTAAGTTCCTCTATAGCTGCTTTAACCGTTTGGTTAAGTAGTTCTTTATTCTCTACATCAAGATAGTCATCTAGCTTACTTGAGATTGCTTCAGCAAGGTTAGAAATATCTTTATCAGATAAATTTAACTCTGATTGATGTACAATCTTTTTCTTCTCTAATATAATTTTTGATAACTTCATAATTTTAATCTATATCCATTTCGTACGAGTCAGCCTCAATACCTTTATCACTTAATTTATTTAAAATATCATCGACTACTTGAACATCATATGAATAAGGTACTTCTAGTTTAGTTAACTTATGTACTAACTTAGTACCTTCGTCTCTATCTACCTTATCACCATTTACAACAACGCTATATAAATCTCCATAATTAGTATAGTTAATACTAATATTGTTTACTTTTAAACGTTCGCTAAGAATAATATTTAATAGTTTCATTTTACTTAACCGTTACCACATCCGCAGTTACCGCATTCACATTCATCGTCTCTAGTTTTCATAGTTTATATATTTTAACTTTTAATTTACCAGAGCCTTTAATAAGACGGTGATACGTCTCTTTAGGTATAAATAGTTTGTTTTCTGATAATACTTGAGGTATTTGGTTGTCTAGTTGAAACTCCCAGTCCGTTTTACCTATGGCTTGAACATACCTATCTTCTTTATCTCTATGCCATACTAATTCAAATGATGAAGTACTACTAGAGAACTCTCTTATAACATAACCTTCTTCTGTAAGTTCAGAGTAAGGTCTACCAGTATCCTGAGAAGTTTGATGATCCACCTAATGATTTCCAATAACGGCCTATATTACAAGACCAATAACCTGCTTTTGTTTTATCTTTCTTAGTTGCACATTTATGACGTGCAGCAAAAGATGCTCTTGCACCTTTCTTTTTAAACTTAACTGAAAGGCCAGTATCTCCAAAAGATACTTTCTTCACATTTCCTTTCTTTGACTTAACGTAGACGTAGAATTTTTTACTTCCACCTCTTTTAGGTTTGTTAAGAGCAACCTTTTTACCTCTGTAATCAGCTTCGGGTATGTAATCAACTGACGCTTTAAGCATTTCAAAGCCATTATAGTCAAAACTTTCGTTTTGTATTGAAACTGCTTTTCTTAATTTGTCCATGTTTATGTTACCCCCTATTGACTCTACTAGTTCTTTGATCATATCAAAGTCTATCATCTCGTCTATAGAAGCTGCTTCGTCGATTAGGTCTTCATTTTCGATCATTTCATCGATAACGTTACCTATTTCGAACAGAGGATTATAATTAGATGATACCATAGGTAAGTCTAATGGAACTTTTAATCCATTATAGTCACCGTATTCACCTATATCTGTTGTTTCTAAAAGATCTTTATCAGTTTCCTCTAATTCAATTGCTTCGTCTCTAAGAGCTTCTCTCGCTTCTTTGAATAATTGTATAAAGGCATCCGAGCTATAACGGTAGACATGCTCATGTAAAGAGAGTTTATTGTCTAAGTGGTACTTTAAAGATGGGTATCCGATAATGTTCTTTAATTTAATCATAATATTAATTTTGTTCACTTCTCTGTTGCCATTCCTGGGATACAGAGTCTTTATTTATTGGTCCTCCTTTAGCCCATGTTCTGCAACTTCTGGCTGAGTGACATTTAAAGTGGTGCATCCAACAGTAACCTAGCTTACCATCTTCATCTGAAGTAACTCCAGGCATGCACACTTCCATTCTAGGAGATATATCAAACGCTACACAGTTACTACAGTTAGATAGTCTTGCTGCTTTTTCTGAAGTATTCCAGTATTTAGCGATGTCTTTCCAAAAGCTACCAGGTTCACTTACATTTAGTGGACCGTATTGAATATGTTCTGCTTTTATAGAAGCATCTCTATTCTTAGTATTTAACATCAAGTCTTGAGTTGCTGCAGGACATGAATCGTTATTCTCTTTTAAAATTATATCTCTTAATTTCATAAGTTGAAGTCTTTTCTATAAAACTTACCTAGAATATTATCATTAATATAGTTATTTCTAGAGTCTAGTACTTCATTTATAAATAGGTGCTTACATTCAAAATATGTTAGCTGCTTTTTATTAGGTACGTACTGAATAATTTTTTTAGAAAATGCTAACGGACCATCTCTTTTTAGTAGTTCTTTTATTTTTAGATGAGATCCAAAGTAAGATAACCAATCTGATTCGGTTATTACTTTTTGTTTAGCAGGAGTTCTTCCTCCGATTCCTTTTGCTTTTCTTTCTAGTCTTAAAGCTTCTAAAGCTTTTTTTCCTAGTCTTTTGTTTCTTTCAAAAAACAAAACTTTTTTTCCAATATACTTCTGTTTAGTTTCTAAATGTGTTACTTCGTATATAAATCCGTAAGTTCCTTCTGGCATATCGGATATTTCGGTAATTAATTTACCGTCGTAAGTCCAAATTGGTTCTGTCATTATGTTTAGTTTTACTCACTACCCATTCCACTACCTGTAAATCCTCCTAGTGGGTAACCTTGAAATTGTAGTGAACTTGAAATTTGTGTTGATGGGTCTGTAATTATTTCCCCGGTGATTGTTTCATCAAAACCTTCTGGTATAGATTGAGAAATAAATTCATTAAAGTTACTGCCGGAAAATACTATACCAAAATCAAAACACGATTCAGATACTGCTCCTTCTATAGATGTATAATCTCCTCTATTAGCAGCTGTTCTTTTTATTCCTCCCTCTGATGCTGAACCTGCTGCTATTG